CCTGAAAAGAATTCAATCGACGAACCGAAGCCAGTGATTCGCAAATCGGATTTGTTGAATTCAAACAATCCTGACTTTGCCACGGCGCGTTCAAGTTCAGCGAACACCTTCTTTCCTTGTTTGTAAACTGGTGTCACCCAAGCAATCGTACAACCTCGGTCATTGATTGCCCACCAAAGAAGTTGATTGATTCCGAGCATTGTCTTTCCGAACTGACGTCCGATGTTCAAAGCGAAATACTTTTCTTTCCCTTGGTTGATTGCTTGATGAATTTCAAGCTGGTGTTTGTGCGGTCGGTAACCTTTAATCGTTGACATCGAAATCGAACTTGTCCACGGTGCGCGTTTCGACTTGCTGTCGGTCGTGCATTCCTAATTTGTTCTTCGCATAGAAAATCCCTTTACCTTCATTCGCCACGATGTCACGCGCTAACGCATTGAAGTCGTTGTCAATTGTTTTTATAGTGTACGACAATGGATGTGATTCGTCCTTCATTGCGTCGTACCAGTTCGTTCGTGAATAGAAATCAAAGTGTTCCCGGCGAAGCCAGTGAAGAAGGAAATACGACACGGTCGGAATGTGTCTTTCCTTGACTTGTTTAACGCCTGAATTCGTCGCGATTTCTTTTGTCGAAGAAATACAAAAGTCGCAATAACGATAAGCCATTTCAAGCAATTCATCTTTGTCGATGTTGCGGTGTTTGTTTGCCATAGATATAGTTTCCCTTTTATTATGTAATCTTGTTCGAAAACAACCGACCGATTGAACCAAGTAAATCAATCACGTCTTTGTTGTTATCATAATGAATTGAAATGTTCAGTTCCTTAATCTTTTCAACCTTCGCTTTGTTTGAACCAGTCGCAATGATTCGGCTGCGTTCGATTCCTTTGAATTTGATTCCTGAAGCGCTTGAACGCGCCGTAATGATATAAACGTCCGCGCCCTTGTCGATGAATGATTGAATCAATTCTTTTCCTTTCTTTGTTGATCCAGTTCCGTCCCAATCGAATGACACGCGTTCAGGTGCGAATTGTGTCACACACACAGCGTATCTTTGCGTTTCGTCAGTATATTCGATTTTCATTTTTTCGTCGGACATACAACGTTCAATGAAGTTATTTTCAGGTTCGTTCGGTGTTGGTGTTGGTATAGGCATTTTTATAGTTTTTCAAGTGATTTGAATTTATTGAAAGGTGTCATTCCTTCGCCGTCTTTGATGTCAACCAACAAAAGACCGTTTTCCTTCAGCGAAGTGACATGAACTTTTCCTTTCGCTTGTTGAACGCGTTGCCACGAAATCTTGTCAAGTCCCCGGTCACGCGCCACGTCGAAAAGATTCCATTTGATACATTCAAGGAATTTTCGTGAATACACTTTGCCAGCACCACACGGTTCACCTTTGCGATTGTTCGTGTAACCTGACCAGTAATGAAGCGCGCCTTCGTGCTGAAAATAAATGTCTTTGAATCCAATCATGTCGAATTCAGGAATGGTGCGTTCAACGTAACGAAGGAACGCTTCGTCAATGTAGTCGTCGGAACCTAACAAGATGACCGCGTCGAATTCGATTTGTTCCAGTGTTCGAATTGCCATGTTCCATTTGTACGACAGCGGTGAATTTTGATATTTCGCCATTGCGAAAATGTCTTGACCTTCAAGGAACGCGCCGTCTTCGTCGGTGCTGTAAATGAAGACCTTGTCGATGAATGGCATTCTTTGAATACATTCCTGAACGGTGTTGTGTCGTCCGTGCATTGCGGTGACGGTGATTATTTTCATTTTTGTTGTGTTACGTTGTAAGCGTGAATAAGCATTGACAATTGTCGTGAATCGAACATGACTGAATTCAAGTCAATTTTCACCTTGCGATTCTTTTTTTCTAAAATGAACCTTTCGACCGCTAAACACATTTCGTGGATTTCCCTACCGTTCATTTGTTGTTGCTTCTTATTATTCGTGCTGGATTGCCAACCAAGACGGTGTTTGGTTCAAGCGGTGTTTTCTTTGTTATGACAGCGGACATTCCGACCATACATTTCGAAGGTATCGTGACGCGCTGGTGAATCGTTACGTTCATTCCGATGTTCGTGTCTTGGTGTATTTCAACGAAGCCACCGATGACAGCGTGCGGTGAAATCGTGACATCCTTGTGAATGATTGAATCGTGTCCGATGTGAACGGTCTTCATTATGTAAGCGCCGTCGTCAATGATTGTCGGTCGTTGTGATCCAGCGTCGATTGTTGCATGACCATGAATCGTCACGTTGTTTCCGATGACCACACCGAATCCCTTTTGACCTTCGTGTCGTTTGGATTCCGCTGGTGCGCCGATTATGCAAAACGCACCGATTGTGACGTTGTGACCAATCGTGACACCCGGATAAATTATTGCTGTTTCGTGGATTTCAACCATTCTTCAATGTCTTGTCGTGTTGTTGTTCTTGTTGCTTTGAATCCAAGTTGATTCGCTTCGCGTCGAAGTTCGCCGAACGTCTTTTGTTTCGTTCCGACAAAGTGAAGTTTCGGCGGTTGTTCCTTCATGTGCGGTTCATTGTTTTGTTCACGCACCGCTGGACGAATCTTGTCTTTGTTTTGGTTCAGCTTGTCCATTGCGATTCGAACACACGTTGCGCACGCTTTGTTCAGTTTGCCGAATCCAAGCGCTTTGTAATGAACGCAAAGTTCTTCTTTCAAGGTGTCGTCAAGATTCGCATATCGGTGACGCCCAAAGTTTTCAAGCTGGTGTCGAAGTCCGTTACTTATATTCATAAATCAAAATTAAATCGGAAATAAGATAGGCAACGAACGCAAATGGAATCATTGACCAATCGGTGAAAAGATAAATCGCCAGCGCCGACCAGAAGGACAAGCATGACTGACAATTGAATGGTTTGGTGTTCGGTAAATTAAAGGACATCAACGCCCTTGCAAGTGCTACCGCAATAATCGTGTAAATCATTTTTGAATTGTTTTATTGTTTTGTGAATCGTGTCAAGTGAAATCCCGGTCAATTCTTTGATGTCCCTGAAGGTCATTCCGCAAAGGTGCATTTTTGTGATTTCCTTGATGAATGGATCACCGTCGTTCGAATGAAGATAAGCGTCAAGCATTTCGCTGAATTCATTGTTCGAAGGTGAATCATGTGAATCAATTACGTCGTTGATTGCTTCGCCGTCGCTTCGATAAAGTCGCCAGAATTCCGAACGTTGCCAGTTCCATTGATTGTAAGCGAAGCGAGCGAAAACAGCTGGAATGTCGGAAACATGAAAGTCAAAGCGGTTCATGAGAATAAACACATGACCAACCAAATCACCCTGAAGTTCGTGGTTCGAAGTAATTTTCCGAGCGATTTGATAAGCTTCATGTTTCCAGAATTCCATTTGACTAAAGTATAAAATAATTAAACCAAGCGATAAAAAATTCTTGACCGACTGGTTTTCCTTGCATGAATCGATAAAGCATTGAGTAATTTACCTTCATGTCTTCGGACAAGTGTTTCATGTTGTAACGCTTATTCAATTTCGAAGTTGTCATCGTTCGCATATAGTCAACCACATTGTTATCATTAGAAAGGTAAATCGTCATCGTCTTCATTTGCTGGTGTTGGTGTTGTTTGTACTTGTTGACTTGACAGCGAGATTGACCACGCTTCGACGGTGTTGAAATACTTCGTGACACCTTCAGGTGAATTCCATTCACGACCACGAAGGTTGTAACTGACTTCGACAAGGTCACCTTTGTTCAAGTTCGCGACAAGGTCACATTTGTCATTGACGACTTGAAAGGTCAAGAATTGTGGAAATTTTTCATCCAACGTTTTGATTGTGAAATCTTGTTTTCGGAATTTGTCCGAAATGATTTGTAAAGTTGTCACGTTGACAACCGTTCCTTTTTCTTTGCTCATGTTTATTGTATTAAATTTATTACTATTAAAGCGCCGACGACGTAACCGAACGCCAGCGAAAAAGCCATTTTGATTCGTTCATTCCATTGTTTGCTTTCAACCATGTAGCCAGCAAAAGCCAACGACAAGAATGGCGCGATGAAAGCGAAAAACAACATTCCGATTGTGTTCTTGTCCGTGACGAAACGAATGTAAAACGTCGAACATATTTCCAAGACAACCGCGGACGCGAAAATGATTGCGTATTTCATTTGTTAAGGTTGATGTAATTTTCCCGAAGGATGTCGAAGAATTGTTCCCGGATTCGTTCAACGATTTTCCATTCCGCGTCGGTCAATTCCTCGTATTTCCAAAGCGTTCGAAGTTCGGTGTTGATTTCCCATAGGGCATTGTACATCGCACTTGCATTGACCACCAAATCGAATTCGTGCTGGTCTTCAGGTAAGTTGAATTCAATGTTTGCTTTCATATCATTTTTATTTGATTAATGTGGCAATTTTTACCCCTTATTATTGATTGATTTGTTAAAGGTTTCGGTATAGTATTGTTGACCGTCGTCAAGGTTAAAGTCAAGGTTTTCATACGCATTAACTATTTGTTCTTTTTCCATTTCACATGCCGTGTCAAGAATTTCAGCTACCCACGGCATATGTTCAGCCATTACCTTCAATTGAAGCTGTTCAATCAAGTAATTCGTTGCGGTTTGTTTCATTTGTTATTCAATTTATTTATTCTTTCAATATAGTATTCCGTTGCCAGCTGACAACGTTCAATCATTTGTTGTTCCAGTTCCATGTCACGTTCAAAAAATATCGACGTGATTCGCTTCGCTGGATCAATGTGGTCAACCTTGTGAAGTGTTTTGTCATCGTATTGTGTAAGGAATTCGTCCCACGTTGACACCATGCAATAAACAAGTTCAAATTCAGGTTTGTCGTAAAGATACATATACGCACGACCTTGCCATTCATATTCTTTCGCGTCGATGTCCTCAGGCAATTCCGGGAATGTGTCAAGCGACCAGCTTGTTTTGATGTCAATTATTGATGACACCGTGACAATGTCACATTCACCAGTCATGAAGTCGTTTGTTTTGCGAACATCGTTTTTCTTGAAATCTTCGAATCGAACCGCGTTTAATAGTTGCATCGATTCCAGTTCTTGATTCGTTCCTTTTTCAAGATAACGATTCACCAGCGGTGACGTATAACCGAAGAAATCTTCTTTAGCGATTTGATTAATATAACTTTTCGCCGTTTGTGACAAGACATCCGTTTTCGAACGGGACGTTGTCATGAGTTTACCCATTTGTGAAGCACGCCATTTCATAATTCTAATAAGTTTAATTTAACATGAGACCAAAAAATGAAGTCACGCGATTTGATGTCAACGTCCTTCATTAATTCCTGAACAAGAATCAACGCGCACGATTTCCTTGCCATGAATGTTTTCACCTTCGAATCGTATTCGATGAATTCAAACAAGTCAAACAAATAACTTGCGCGTTCTTCAGCTGTCATTTCTTTCATTTGTTTAACAATGGATGTTTCGCTTGTTCTTCAGTCAACGAATAAGTTGCTTTCAATTTTTCAATTGTAAACTTACCTTGTTGAATTGCGTCAAGCGCGTTGATGAATCGATTGTTGTCAAGTGTCGGTTTCGTCGTTGGCTTCGAAGCTTCGTTTCCGTCGTCGTCAATTGACTGAAGCGACAAAAGTGACTGAAGCGTTCCACGACGAAAATAGGTTATGCACGCCAGCGTTTTTTGTGGATCAACGATGTTGACTGGAATTTCCATGCAAGATTCAATTGATTCTCCTGAATCGATGTCAATGATTTGTGTGAAGACAAGATTCGCTTTGACTGGTTGCAAAAGAATCAATCCATTCGCCAACAATATCGGTTCAACCGTTTCCAGCAATGAATTGATGTCAGCGTATGTTTTTTTGAAATGTGGATTCGTCGCGTTCTTCGCTACCTTTCCGATGTGTTGCTTCGCTTGATGAAGCTTGTGAAACAATCCTTTCGGTGTTTCAGGTGTGACCTCGTCGGTCGTTTTTCTTGTTGTCGCCATAATTAATTGTTTTAAGTTTCACCAAAGATAAACAAAGTTTTCATTCGTAAAACAAAATTCAATTATTTTTAACAAATTCATCAAACCATTCCACGAAGGTGTCGAAGTCACGCGAAATCATGTACACACCACCAGCGCGTTCGATTGATTCTTGGTATCGCTTTTGTGCGTCGCTTTGACGGTCTTTACCGACCTTAACTTCAATCTTTACTGAACGTCCACGAATAGTCGCTGAAATGTCAGCTGAACCAGCCGTGGTTGTTCCCTTCGTCCACGTCACACCGATAAGTTTTCCGTCCGTTCGTTTGTTTTCCCTTGCGACACCCATTGTGTTGATTCTTTCCGCTTGGTAGCCGTTGAACTGGATGAACGATGTGATTGCCTTGGTCAATCCATTTGCGGTCTTGTCGTCCCATTTTTTCTTGACGAAGTAATCTTCAGGAAATGAAGGATGTCTTTCGATGTCATTCGCCAGCTTCAGCGCGTCAAGTCGTTGTTTGTTTTCTTTTTTCATTAGAAAAGTTTTGTTTGTGATTTGTGATTGTTTATTCGTTGAATTGCTTTGTCGAAGTATTCCTTGTCAAGTTCGCACGCTGTTAAGTCGAAGCCATAATCGTGACACGCAATCGCAATTGATCCTGAACCAAGGTGTGTGTCAAGAATCTTGTCGCCTTGCTTTGCGTACTTATCAAGAATCCATTTGTAAAGTTGTGGAGGTTTTTGTGTTGGGTGAAATTTTTCACTTTTATTTAGATAAGCGGAATACCTAAAAATTTTATTTGCACCACTAAATGAAGTCCAAGCAAATTCACAATCCGAAAATGATAAACCTTCTGGAATTTCTTTGTCCCAAATTATGTATTTTTTACATATACCTAAATTGAAATAATTACCCCCCCAGATTATTTGATTTTTTGAAACACGAAACAATTCATTGAAGTATTCTGGTAAAGGAATTTCATTGTCCCAGTCTTTTGAAGTCCATTTTCTGTTTTTTGATTTTGAAGCTTTTGGTGTATTTCCTAATCCCATATTCATATTAGCCAAATCAATCCCATACGGCGGATCAACAATAGCCAAGTCAAAGAACTTGTCAGGATACCTTGACATCAATTTCATGTTGTCTTCGTTCGTTATCTTCATTGCAATCCTTTTATTTCAATCCACAATGTTCCAGTGATTCCGATGACCAAGCAAGCGAGCGCACCCCACCAACCAAAGAAGTAAATTGCACCCCACCAAACAAGGACAAGGACGACAATGATAAAAATAATTAAGTAAATAAACGTTTTCATATATTGATATTAAAATGGACAATCGTTTTTGGATGTGGATTCGTTCGCTGGTGAACCTTCGGATAAGATAAAATAACGACCTGAATGGTTGTGACCTTCGGTGTATTTGTACGCTTTGAAATTCGCGTATTCCTTCACCCATTTTTTGAACTTTTGAGTTGACAAGTCCCGGAATGAATTTGTTTCCTTTTGAAATTCCTGAAGCTTCGCTTGATTGTAATGGTAAATTTCAAGTTCAAGATTTCCTTCACGAACGAATTCATAAAAGTCCTTACAAGTTGTTTGAATGAAACGCTTCGTGTCAGCGTTGATTGATGTGGTTGCGGTCAATCCTTCGTTTAGGTATTTTTGAACGTTCGAAATCATGTAGTTGTCGAATTTTGACCAGTCATCTTGTGACCAAGAATCAAACAACAAACGACCGTATTCTTTCAACGGCGAATGTTGCGCGTTGAAATACTGAAAAAATTCAAGTTCGTGACGTCGTCGGTCGTGACTTGATCCAGCGCCAGCAATGACATAATTCGTTGTTATGACAATCTTCGGTGAACGTTCAAATGGAATGTAAATTTCATCTTTGTTTTTTCGGTTGACCGTTATTCCTTGTGACACCACGCTGAACAATTGCTCAAAGTCGAAGTTCTTTTTCACGTCATCGAATGCAAGAATTTGCGTATCAAGGTTCACGCGTTGATAAACGAAGTCATTCTTTAATGAATTGAATTGCTTTCCGTCCACGGTCACAATGTTCCTGAAATAACCGATTGCCGTCAACATCAATGATTTCCCCGAACCACCATTCGCGTTGTCGTTTATTTCTTGGTCATTGAAAATGATTGCCTTTTGTTCGGTCTTGTCTTTGTATGTGTGCATTAAATAACCAAGCGTTGTTTCAAGCGCTTCGCTTCGTGTCTTGTCTTGATTCGAAACCTTGGAAATGAAATCTTGGAAATCATTCTTGTGATTGTCCAGCTGAATGAAGTCGCGGTTCAAGATTTGGTTTTCCCAAATGTAACCGTTGACATCAATGTAACTTTTTAAGCTGACATCCTTCTTCGTGATTGTGACCACGCCGTTCTTGAATGGAATAAAGGATTCCGTCTTGTTGTCCTGAAGCATTTTGACATCAATCGAATCAATCATGTTCAGGAAATTTTCGCTGAACAAATACGTCGAACGTGAGCAATAATTCCAAACGGATATTTCACCTCGCTTTTCAAGGTATTTCAAAACGAAATCTTTGATTTGTTCCACCGATGACAAACGAACTTTGTTTTCATTAACCACAACGAATGTCGGTGACAAAGCGCGTTCCGGATAGTATTTTCCGAATCCATGTTTTGAAAGAAAAGCTGAATAATTGTTCGGTTCAATTGAAATCTTTTCCCCGGTCTTCAATTGTGTGATTGTCCAAAAAACGTCTTGATTGTTTTCAACGTCCGATTTGATTTCTTCGATTTGTTCTTGGTCAAGTCCAAGCGCTTCGGTTATGTCCTTGGTCGCAATTCCTTGTCTAATTTTTATCTTTGCTTTTGTCAGCTTTTCATTGTCTTCGAAATACTTTGATTTGAAGTCAGCTGTTCGAAAAGCGCTTTTGATTGTGTTCACCAGTTCCGCTTTCGTGAAGTCAGTCGACACGAATTGTTCAAGGTGATATTCGGCGACGTCGCGTGTGATTCCGTATTCACAAAGACAAGCGGAAAGCTTGAAAATGTAATTGTTGCGATTTCCTGAACTGAATTCACCACCGAAGTCGAACTTCATGATTCGTTCAATTATTTTTGATTCATCCACTAATCGACACACTGGTGGACGTTCAAGGAAAACGTGTCCACGTTCTTGGTCAATGGTTGTGAATTCATCGCAAAATTCGTTCATGTAAGCGTCTGGATCATACGATTCGAAACACACCCTTGAAACGTTTTGACTGGATGTATCGAAGTAATCGGAATTCAATTCAATTTCCAGTGCTTTGAATCGTCGCTTGTGTTCTTCTTTCGTTGACTTCGGAATCTTTACAACCACCTTCAATCCTTTATTCGAAGGTGAAGTGAAAACCATGTAAACAAATGGCAATGATTTGAACCTTTGCTTGTCTTGGTTCATTGTTTCTTCGTCAGGATAGTCGTCGAAATCAAGAATACAAAGACCAGAATGTTCAATCAATCCGTTGTCGGTTCGCTGGTTGAATGTTCCGTTGAACATAATTGCAAGCAATGAATTTTTCAATGACCGATAAGCTTCGGTTGATTCGTCCATTTCACGAAGTCGTTTGATTTTCGAAATAAGTTCTGGATAACCATTCTTAATTCGATTGTAAACTTCGACCACGTTCATCGTGAACGGTGTTTCTTTTGCGTTAAATAAAGACCTGAAGACCGATATATTTGGAATCATTTGAATATCACGAAAAAAATGGGACGACCTTTCAACGATGGCGCGCGTTTACTCGGTCAATCCCATTAATAAAATTCTTTGTTGTTTGCGCCATGTCACAAAACTAACTAAAAATTTCACACATAATCACAACGCGACGAAATTATTTTTTTGTAACGCGTTTTGTAACGGCTATAAATCAATACCACATTACGTTTGACACAAAGCGCGACAAAATTACAAAAGTTTTTACCCCCCCCCCTAAAAAATACAGCATTTTTTTCAGGGACGGTATATAAGAGAATCGTAACTTTGTCGCGCTGTAACGCAAAAAAGCGCCAGTTTCCCAGCGCTTCTCAACCAATTAAACAAAACTATGTTATGAATGAGCAAAGATAAGTGAAATGTCGGTCTTTGTCAATGGTTTGTTAAATTCTTTCAACATTCCTTTCGTAAACTTTCCACGGATCGTGATTGAATCTTCAGTCGTTTCACAATCGAAATATCTTTTTTTTGGAATCCTCGATTCGTCAGTCACCAGTAATGGTAAAGGATGTATTGAACGAAGGTATTCACCGTCCATTTGCGACCACCAGCGGTCGTGTTGATTCAAAGCATGAATGACACTGGAATGATTCATGTTAAAAAGTTCACCGATTTCACGCAAACATAATCGTGAACGGCAATGAAGGATGTTAATAAGATAGTATCGTTTGTAAACGACTTCGCGTTTTCGACATGGTTTGTCAAGGTTGAATTCAGCGATTAGTTCTTTGATGTCTTCGTTCATTGTAATCTATTTTTAATTATTTCAATATATTGTTTGTCAATTTCAAATCCAAGATATTCAAATCCTAAATTTTTAGCCACCTTCAATGTTGTTCCGCTACCAGAAAACGGATCAATGATTAATTCATTTTCTTTTGCTGTCGTCAAAATTATTCTTCGAATAACTTCTTCAGGTATTTGACAAGGATGAATTGTTTTTTCTTTACTGACATTTTTCACTTGATTAATTTCCCACCAGTCATAAATTTTTGAACCAGTTTTTCCGCGTTCAATCAATTTTTTAATACGTTTGTCATTCGGATTTTTGTAAGGTTGTGTGACCTTTCTAAAATCTGGTTTGCACCCCCACCATGAAATCAATCTTGATTGTTTTCCGGTATTTGAATTGTAAACCCATGTCACAATTTCTTCACATTTTGATTTCATTGCTAATGGAAGCAAATTGATTGTTTCTTCAGGATAGTGAATAATGACACAAGGTTTCGGAATCATTGAAAGCAAATCAATATATTCATCAATTTTCAATTTATCTTTGTAATTGTGATAATGATAATTTTGATTATACGGCGGATCAGTAATTATCAATCCTGAAGGAATTTCACATTCTCTAAAATCTTTGTTAATTATCATATTTTTTCAATTACAAAGTGACCATAAATGTGTGTTCCAGCTTTGCGGAATTGATTCAATTTCCAGCGACAAAGCGCTTTCGTTGGGAATTCGTAACATTCCGACAGCCGTGATTCATAGAAGTAAAGTAGTTTATACATTGCTTAATAGTTTAATTTCACATATTTTCAAGTAAAGCTGGACGTTGAACGAACCGCCTTTGTCATGCGTAAAGCTTTGACGCGACCACCACCGAATCATTGTCGGCAATGTCATTTTTTGTTTTTTAGAATTTGTCTTCATTTGCTTGTTGAATTTGTTGTTGTTCGTGAATATACCAGTTCCATTTGTCTTCGTCCGAAATGAATTCATGCGCACCGAATGTGAAGGTGTCTTCAAGAATTTGTCGTTTGACTTCGTGTTCAAGTTCTTTCCATTCATCTTCGTTCAGGATGTAATCGATTTCTATTTCACCGATTTGTTGTGTCGTCCAAACGTCTTCAAGTTCGATGTCAACATCGGTGATTTCAAGGTCGTCACAATGTACGTTCGTGAAGCTAAATGAACCTTCACCGAATTTGTCGAAATCGAATTCAAAGGTGAATGAATAATGATTGTTGTCGAATGTTACTTTCATAGTGCATAAATTAAATAAAGTGATAAAATTGTAAAAATGGTCATTAAGGCGGTAAACTTTAATAGTTGACCGAATTGTTTCAAAATTTCCTTTCCTTCAGGATCAAGATTTCTCATGGTTTTTCAATTTTAAGTTTGTCAATAAGTTCATCAATAATGCACCACCTTGTAACGGCGCGTTTTGTTCCTTGGTCATTCAATCCGAAAGCTTCGAACATTTCGTTTCGTTCCGTCCAAAGTTCTTGTTCGAACTGAAGGATTGTTTCAATCATTTGTTCTTGATTCATAATTCAGTTATTTGATAAGTTGATAAATCGTTGATGTTGCTGTTCGCAATGTAAAGTTGCGCGTAATCTTCAGCGCTTTCGATGTTGAAGAATTCATCCACTTTTGTGAACAATTCGTTCTGGTCGTTGTCTTGAAATTCAATTCTAAATTTTTTCATTTTGTTTTGTTTTAATTGGTTAACGACGTAAAATTAATAAATGTTTCATTAATAGAAAATTTTATGCACAAAATTTTTTCAATTATGCACAAATTTAGAATGATTCCAAATAAGGAATATCGCTTAATGTCGGAGAATTTTACTTAATTTTAAGGGAATAACCTGAATAAAGTCCGCAAAAATAAGGGAATAACCTTAAAACAAGTGTGTCAATCGAGCGATTTGACCGTGTTCCTTGTGATGAATGAATCCTTCAATCGCTTTCGGCGCGTGTTGGTAGCCGTTTCGGTGGTGCCATGAATCCGTTCCTGAAGGTGAACGCAAAGATTCAACCGTCACACCAATGAAATCTTTTGACATTTTGTGGTGAACGTGGTGTGTGTACACATAACGATGTTTCGTTTGTGACCATTCAGCCGGGAATTCTTGTGCCATTAACAACGGTAAGTCATGAAGCTTCGCGCCGTCGCCGTGTGTCGTTCCGATTAAACTTGTTCCGTATTGAAACGCTTTGCGATGTGCGATTGAACAATCAAATGTGATATTTGGACAATTCCTGAACCATGATTGAATCACGTCCGCAAGGAAAAAGCCATTTGTGTAATCGTGGTTCGAAGGATTGAACGTGAAATGGACGTCCGCAATGGTCACAAGCTTTTCAAGAATTTCAACGTACAATCGTTTCGCGTTCAAAAAATTTTCGTACCACATTCCGTCGGTGTCTTGTGGTGTTCCAGCGGTCGTTTGACGTTTCGGCGTGTCGATGTGAAGAATGTCATTGCCACCGATGAACAATATCTTTTCAATTTGGAATCCACTTGACTTGTCAAGAATTCCTTGAACACCTTCGTGAACGCGTTTGACAGCAATTTGTTGGTTGTAATCCTCGCCACATTCAAAAGACGTCGCAAGCTTTCCGATGTGAACGTCCGCTGGATCAATGACAAGTAAATGACCTTCGGTTGATTGTGTTCTTGTTATTTGTGGATAAACTGGTGAATGTTCTTCAATTGCTTTGAGAATGTCCAGCTTCAGTTCTTCAAGCTTTTTCGATTCTTTGTTTTCGAAGTCAGGATTCTTAAAAAACAAGCTTGTGTTCTTTGATTTCAACCAGCCGTGTTTGACGGTCTTCAGGTCGATGTCTTGTTCATCGCAATTGTTTTTGATTGCACGATATTGAACGACGACATCCATTTCGTCAGGTGTCAATCTTGGTCGGAATTTACCCATTAAAATTGTTTTGTCAAGACAAGCTTTATTAATTTCGGCGAAAAGATACCAAGAAAAAATGACAACAACAACAACCACCAGTTAATTCGATATTTTACGACTTCATGATTCTTCGTGATTGTCTTTCCTTTTATGCGTTCAATCTTCACGCGTTCTTTATATTCGATTCGCGTCTGGAATCTTGTTTTTGGAACATACACATTTCGAAAATTTATGACCGTGTCTTTTGTCGTGATAAACTTTTCCCAAACAATCGAATCAAATCGAATCACCGGAAATGAATCAAGCGTTGTTATTCGAATCGTGTCGGTGTCTTGAATGAACTTTGCGCCATGTTTAAGCGCTTTTTTAACGTGATATTGCGCTTTCCTTTCGGACGAACACGAAATGAGCGCAAACGTGATTAAAATGGCGTAAATTGTTTTCATAGGTTTTTGAGCATTTCAATTAATCTTGGACATGGATAAACGTCGGATTTGTCTTTTCGAACTGAATTGTGTGTGAAGATTCCTTTTTCATTATTCAGCGCGTTCAAGTCGATGTTCCAAATGGATTCATTGTAGTCCATAGGAATGTCGTAAGTTTCGCAAAGATAGATGACAAGTTTTCGTGTCGATTCGATTTGTTCGTCGGTATATTTGAACCAGAACTTGTGACCTTTGAAAGGTTGTTCAAGTTCAGTCACCATTGACGAAAGAACAACCCGGTTGACATAGTTGTAAAATTTTCCGTTCACTTGTTTCAACGGTCCCCAGTTCGTCAATTCAATTCCGATTGATGTTTTGTTCAGGTCACGAAATGGAATCTTGTTCGTCCTGAAGATTTCCGAACCGACGCCCAAATGCCACGCCCAATGTTTTGAACTGAAGCATTGAACGATTTCGCCACGTTCACCAATAACGAATGCAGTTGCAATCTTTGAAGAATTGCCATTCCAAAAACGCGCAACGGATTTCGCGTCACCACCACCAGCGGTGTGGTGAAGATAAACTTGTGTTTTCGGATGTTCTTCAGCAATGAATTGTCCGTTTGACAATCGTTCCTGAATGATTTTGTCGATTTGCAATTTATTTGAATTCATCCATTTTTTGTTTTGAGCGTGTTAAAAATTTCTTGAAGGATTTCATGATGTCATTTCCAGTAATATCGAAATAACTTTCGTTTATTGATTTGATTTCAACCATGGCGCAAAAGAAAGTGAACGCCTTTGTCAACACCAAATCAACCGAAACGAACATTCCAATAATGTCAGCAATTACGAACTTTTCAAGAATGAACACCGCAACGATTCCACCTGAATAAAGCAATGATTTTGAAATCGTACTTGACAACCTTCGCGACCGAATTGATTTCCACCCACCCAAATGAACGCAACGCCAAATCCCGAAGACCATGTCAAGCCAAATGAAAAGAATCGCAATGCAAACCAATGGTTTGACTGGTGACAAAATGGATAACAGCGAAAGCGCGAAAAGTAAAAGTTTATTCTTCATTGTTGTCTTGTTGTTGGAAATACATTTCCGTGAAAATTTGATAAAGGTTGTAAAAAAATAAAGCGAATCCAAGCGCTTTCAAATAATAGGATTCTTCGAACCACATCAAGAAAGCGGTGATGAATGAAGCGATGAAATACATCAATCCAAGTTGGCGAAGGTGTTCGTGTTTAATCATTGCCGAATGAATAATTGTCCATAGGAATTTGACACCAATCTTCGTTGTCGTAAACATTCATCGCGATGTTCATTGTCCAGCCAGCAGTCACGTCGTGTGAACGGTTGATAAATGGTTGCGTCGCCATTGTTCCAGTGACGTCAAGGAAATCTTCAAAGCGCCATTGCTTCAAAATGACATGAATGTCTTTGCAAATGGACAAACAATCGGAATGAATTTCGTTTATTTGTCGATATTCCTGAATGTTGTATTTGTCCGCGATTGAAATAACAGCGTTGACCTGAACACCGAAGTCGTTGATTTGTCCCGGTTGTAAGGTGACAACCATTAAAGGAAAGTCAACCGCGTCGCGTGACACCGCGTCAAGAAAGTCGCCTTGAAAGAAGCTGTTTATTTGACGGTGTTCCGTTGCAATTATTTCGAATTCCTTCATTAACTGGTTTAACGTTCTTTCCATTCTTCAGGTATTTGTTCAGTTTTTCAATGTCTTTTTTGCTTGGTGTGAACCTTTTGGTCATACGATCCAGTTTAGCGGTGAATAACCAGTGTTGTCCTTCGTTACTTTTTCATGACACATCGACGGTGATCCACAACAATCAATGTATTCAGGATAATTGTCACCGTTGTCGTCCATTAAGAAACCGATAAGACGTTCTTTGTAAAATTGTGCGTCCTTCAAAAGTTGGTCACGCAAGACGTAAGTATCTGGTGTGTTATTCGCTTGAATGTTTTCGTCGTTCACACGTCCTACCGATTTGTTTGTCAGCTTTTCATTCAATAGTAACGCGCACCGATAGTCAACGTAAGCGACCAAACACGGCACAACGTAATCGTTCATCAATGTCAGGTAAGTCGGTGTCCATGTGTTGTTTTGAACGCGCAACAATAACGCTTTGTAAAGCGGTGTCCCCAAAGCTGGTTGAACGTGGATGTCTTGACTTCGACGAATCGCCACGGCAAGAATTTTCGTGTCGGTGTTTTGGTGAATCAATCCAAGTTTTTTAAGATTCTCGACGGAAAGTAGGTAGTTCATATTATTGTGCAATTACAAGTTGTTGAATCCATTCGTGACGGCAAAACGGTGTTGTGACTTGTGTGTCTGGATTTGTGTACCAACCACCACGATAACGCCACACATCCCTTTCCACACGATTCGAAATGTTGTCAATGTCTTGACGTGAATAACTTCGGTTAAGTTCGATAAGCTTCACACAAAACGCGCGTGATTGCGTAATCGGATTCGGAACATTTGGACGTGTTCGGTAAGTGTATCGAACTTCGAACCTTGAAATCGGAATGTCAATGTTTTGAATTACTGACTTTCCCAGCGTGTTCACTTCACCCCCCTTCGTGATAATTTCAAGTTCACGAAGCGTCGCGATTCTTTTGGCAATTTCTTCAAGCGATGTGTTTAACGCCTTCGCAATTGCTTCACTTGATTCACCGTCGGAAAGTAATTTCAAAACGTCCTTGTCAGCACCAGTCAACGTTGCTGAAATTTCACCAACCTTGTCGAATAATTGTTTGCTTCGTGAAAATACTTGTTCGCTTGGTGTGTCCCATTCAATCGGTTCGGAATGAAGCACGATGAACTTATCATTCGATTCACCGAATTGTTCGAATACTTTTATTTCGTCGTCGCTGAATTGATTATTGTGACATGACTGAACAATCGGTGTCGGTGTCGCTTGAACACCAACGATTTCACGCGCTGTTTTTTCGTCAATTGTAGGGAAGGAAGCAAGCAAAATTGACAACGCTGAATTCGGCGTCAAGATTCCTTCTTTTATTTTCGCAACCACATCAATCAATGAAGCGATTTGTGCGCCATTCAACGCGCTTTTCGCAACGTCAACAGCTTGGACAGCTGGTTGTCCGTCGGTTGTTGGTGCTTGTTCAATTGTTGCGTCTTGTGGTAACGGATCAACGTCACGAAGCTTGATTTGACCAATAAAACCACCAAGTTCAAGCATTAAATTCAACATCCATTCGATTCGTCTTTGCTTTGTGTTCACATAGGTCGACTTAAAAATGTTGAATAAGTCACCGCTTTCAGCTGAATTGAATGAACCTTCAAGACGAACACCGAACAATTGCGGTGAAGTGATTGCATGAGCAACAAGTATGTTTTGTTGAACACTTTTTTCAGTCGCCAAATATCTTTGGTCAAGATTATTTCCATTCAAAGACATGACCGTCGGCGCTTCGTCTTGTCCGTTGCTGAATGTCAAAATGATTTCGCCAGCGTCTTCGACCGATTGTGAACGACCTTTGACATTGTCCTTTAATCGATTCAATTCTTCGGTTGTTTCCGGATAACCTGAAGGAAAGTTGACAAGCGTTCCGCTTTTGAATCCGTTTTGCAATTCATACATATGGAATTTCGAAATGTCAACGTCCGTTTGAATCGCGGTGATTCCGCCATAATACGACGGCTTCGGATAAACACCAAGTTCTTTTCGACCGCGAAGGTGCGGTTCTTTGTAGTAAAGAATAAATGAACCAGTTCGATTGTCCTTGTCGTAAGCTGGTAAAATTCGAAGATTCGTTTTTTCAGGTGATTGATTCAACGCCAGCCAGTCGTCCGAAATAAAATAGGTTCTTTCATCAACCGACGCACGAATCATGTCAATGGGAATGTGTTCCCAAAGTACAACCTTCGTTTGTTCCTTGTTCCAAGTTCCTTTGACCGCCATTCCGCCGAACAATTCTTGGTCGAACGCCAGTCGTTCAGCGATTTCATTCATGTCGAAGTCCGACCATTTGTTGTCGATGAAAGGTTGAATCATTCCAGAAACGATTTGAACACCACCACCAGCAATGTAGAAAGTTTTATTTTTTAGGATTCCTTGGTGATAAGCTGAACCGTTGTAAAGGTCAACTAAAAAAAACGGATAATCGTTCTTTTTACCCCATTTCACGAAACCAAGTGAACGGTCTTTTTCTTCTTCAGGTTTGATAAAGTCCTTGCGAAATGACAAAGAAGTAATTTTGTTATTCATAGATGTTAAAGTAAATCGGTGAATCGTATTCGTAAGACGGTGAATCCGCTTCAATCACATGAGCGCGTCCAGTTTCAACAAGTCCTTGTGATTGCGCTGGATCAAGATTCGCTGGTGAAGATTGTTGATAAATGTTGTAAATGTAGTAACCGTCGTAAATGAAATTCACATCCACGCCGTCAATTAATACGAATTCATCGTATCTTGGAATCCCTTGTGAAATGTTGTTCAATACACACGTTTGAGTGTTGAACGATTGTTCATGAATGAATTCAAACAAGTAATTCGGATTCGGAATTGTTGTCATTTCCGTCACCGTTACCACCAGTGGTGTTGTTCCGTTTCTTTGTATTTTTAACATTTTCTTTTTTTACAAGGTTCGGTTTTTCAAATTCGTAAATGTCCAAAATTCCTAATGACAAATAAAGTTCACCTTTGTCAGCTTCAATTTTGACGTATCGTTCAAGCGTTGGTGACCAACATTTGCAACCAATAAATTCTTTTTTAATTTCCATACGACTAAATTAAACAAAAAAAAGGGACGGGACAACGCCCATCCCCTTAAATTTGTGAAGGTTACAATTAAATAACTGGTGATTGTTGCGCTAACAAGGTTGTGTATAGCGTTGCGTTTACGTCTGGAACCTCGTCGTTTTCCATTCCACGCATTACAATAACATGACCTTTTCGGTCGGATTTCATAACCCCTGAAGTGTATTCGTTTGCGTCAGCAACCTGAAGACCTTCGCCAAGACCAAGTGCAACGATTGTTCCGTCCGCATTTTCCACCAAACACACACATTCGTTTTGTGCAAGTAAGTGAATTTCAGCGCGAAGTTCTTTTGAATCGCTCGCAAGAATCATTGACAATTCGTGTTCGTACCACAATGTTCCGTTATTTTTGTCAACGCGAACTGGTGCGGTGAAGCTTGATAAGTTTGACTTTAATTTGTAAAGGAATGTTTCACCAGTTACGGTTAATGAAGTCAATTCGTTTGCGCCAGAAACAACCGCATTTGAAGTTGCGCCCAAAGGAAACAACAACACACTTTTGATTCCGCCTTTTCCGTTGGTACACGTTCTATCGTTGTAACCGGTTGTCATTAAACAAGACATAATTTTTTATTTTTTAAGTTTAACAAATGGCGCACCGAAATGCGCCGTTAATTTTGTTGATTAAATTAAACCTTCGAAAGTTCCAACTTGATTCAAGAAAGGTACCTGAACACCAGCGCGGAATTTAGAACGTAAATAAATCACATCGTCGTCGAATGAATACCACAAATCGTATGATTCGAAATCACTTGACAAGTCAGTTCCGAAGAAGAAGTGTGAAGCGCGACCAGTGTAAATCTTTGTTGTTCCGTTCAATCCGTTTACTTTAACAACACGCATATTTGTTCCCGGTAAAAGAATTTCATCCAAGTTTCCGATTTCATTCACATTAAAATGGTAAAGGTTTAAGTCCACCAAGTTTTTGATTAAAAAATTGAAATTTGAACGACCAGTGAAACAAATGAAGTCAGCACCTTCAGCGATGTTCGACGGTGTGTTGGTAAACGCTTCGTAAAAGATGTTGAACGCGTTGGTTGCATCGATTGTAGTTGGACCGAATGTTGTGTTCAAGTCAACACATCCATTCGCAACGGTCAAGAATTGATTGAATCCATTCATGAACGCAAGGTTACCTGAACCAGTCGATTTGTTACCTTGCCAGATAAGTTTTTCTAATTCGAACGCGTGAAGTTCCAAAAGATAGTTAATCAAGATTTGCTCGAATGGCAACGTCTTGTCTTCAGCCATTGCACCCGGACGAAGCGCAAGTTGCGTCCAGAATCCAGCCAAATCCTTTTGACAGAATCTTTTCAAGTAACCGATTGTTTCAACGGAAATTGCACGATCCGTGAAGATTGTATCACCTGAAGGTGACATTGAACAATCACCAGTTTGATAAACGATTGAATCGTTAAGCAATTTTAATTCTTCACTTCCTTTGATTCCTTGTTGAATCGCAATGTATGAAAGCGTTTGCGCTTCAGTTACGGAACGATGAATAAGGTCTTCACGTTGTTCGTCAACGTATGGTTGTAAACCAGCGACATTGTAGTCGAAGTTTGTTTTAACGTACTTTTTAATAGACATTTTATAGGTTTTTATATTGTTTCAAAAATAATTGTTTAGCAGTCAAGTTGCCAGCTCTGGAAAATTTCTCGCTTTCTTTGGTTTCGTTCGAAGGCATTGCCTTGAAGCTTTCGAAGTCAGCTTTCAATGTGGCAATTTCATTTCGAAGTGACGCGCTGTCATCGGAAATACTTTTCAAGCTTTCAACAACCGCTTCGAAAGTAGTTGTCAAGGTTGAAAGTTTTCCATTGATTATTGTTTCAATTTCTTCAGCGGACATTGATTGTGTTACTGGTGCTTGTTCCGTTGGCGCTTGGTCAGCTGGTGAACCACGTTCGTCCATTACTTCGGAAATGAATCCGTCAGCGTCAACGGTGATTGTTACACCAGTGTAATCACCACCAAGTGCGTGTGTTCCTTCGGGTGCTGGAATTCGACCTTCAGGTGTTACGATGAAAACTTGTTGACCAGCTTCAAGTGTTTCGAATTCAATGGTCGTTTCACCGTCTAACAAGGTCGCCGTTTCAAATGTTGTTTCAACCGTTTCTTCGGTTGCCGTTTCAAACATGGATTTGATTTTTCCAAGTTCGTTCATTACTTTTTCGTATGCGTTCATGTAGTGTTTTTTATATTATGTAAAGTTGTTCGAAAATTTATATTTCACCAAGTTCCTTCAGTTTAGATTCCGACCAGCGAAGTCCAGCTTTGCCACCCCACAACAAAAATGAAATCGTTCCACAAGCTGACGTGTCGCTTTCATTGTAGTAAGCTTCAGCGCGTGACAAGTACGAATACATTCTTTTGATGACTTGCAATGAAATCGTGTCACGATTCGCCAACGTCGTCGCGCGTAAACGACCGACACGCGTTGCACATTTGTTCCCATTCTTTTGATTCAATTCAATTCCACGTTTCGCATTATTCGAAACCGCTTCAGGATAGTCGTTGAACATTCGGATTCTTTCAATGTTGCGTCGCCACAATTCAATTTCTTTCAAGATTGCTTCGAATTCGGATTCCTTGGTCTTGTCCGTTTCAAGCAACGTGAAAACACCTTCAATCGAGAATCCATTGAATTCACCGTTCTTTGCTTTTTCAAACAACGCCTTGTCGGTCACTTTGTAACTGACCAACCATGAACCGTCGTTCGCGTCCTTGAATCGTTCGGGCGCTGTAAATCCACGTTCGTTGTCAATCTGGTACGACATAATCATGAAGACACCGTCAACGACCTTGTGTGGATTGTGGTCAAGATTCACGTTATTGAAATTGTTCCGACGTGCGTAATCAAGCACGATGTCGCGAATGGCGTCCTTCTTAAACACGACATAGTATTCTTCTTTCGATTCTTCGTCATAACGATAAATCGGTGTTTCAGCTGAAATCGCAATCCCGGTGATGACTTGTTGTTCTTCGTTGAATTCGTACTTGACTTTCTTTCCGAACATTTCGAAGTTCTTTTCATGCGCTGGAAATTCAACCAACGAATTGAATGACACGGTTGTTTCTGGATCGTTTAAGTCAATAACGATTTCGTAAACTGGTAAATCTTGTTTCATGTTACTATATTATGTATTTTTGTTCGATGACATTTGTATTTCCCTACCGAAAAAGTCGCGATGACTTCGACATTCAACAATCAATCCGATTCATTCGGATGTCTTTTCCTGAAGCGAACATCGTAACCGTTGGCGATAAGGTCTCAACCATTGACAACATTCCATGTCCACAATTAAACAACATTCGTGGTTCGGATGTGACGAATAAAATGTTGACGTATGCGCGTGAACGTGGTGGTGAATTCATCTACATGAACGACGACTTTTATATCACGCCAAAACTTCGCGCCGACATTCCGATTCATGTTGGTGAATTCGAATTGAATCCACGACATCCTTCACACTATCGTGAAGCAATGTTCAACACGATTGAATTCTTGAAATACTACGAACGACCATTGTGGAATTTCGAAACACATTCACCAGTGTTGATGAATTCGGACAAGTTGCTTGAAATCTTTGAACTTATCGAATGGCAACGATACAACCATTTCATCAAATCAATTTACCTGAACATGAACTTGCCTGAATTAATTCGCAAAGGTCACAACGTCAAGCTTGCAAAAGACAACATTCCCAAAGCTGAAGAATTGCTTCGAACGTATGGTTGCTTTTCCACGTCCGATTCATTCCTAACAACGCGCGGTCGCTCATGGATCAAAAACTTGTTTTGGATTCCTGAAGCTTAACTTTGTTTTGTGTTTGACTGATGTCGCTTTCAAGGACAAAAACTTGTGACGAAGGAATGTTGTTTGTCATTGTGCCTTGTTCACCAAGCAATCCAGCCGTTGACGTTTGGTTGTTTGAAGAAGTAAACGACGAAGCACCAGCACCAGCCATTGAAGCACCACCACCACCACCATTTGAAAAGTTTGGCGCGCTTGGTGCTGAACCAGCTTTGTATTGTTGGTTTGCGATTGCGAGCGCTTGCGTCACACCGATGACACCAGCCGACGCGATACCAGCGATACCCATGGGTGACGGTGGTGGTCCGAATTGTGCGATTGCCTTCACGATTGCGGACGCCGTATCGATTGCAACCTGACCAAGCTTGATTGCTTTGTCACGCATGAATTGTTGCTTCTTAATTTTTTCTTCGGCTTCGTAAGCTTGAACCTGAACAGCGTATTTTTGTTTCGCGAACTTTTCTTCAATGGCTGTCTTTTGTTCAGCGGTCAATCCTTCAGCGCTTAATTCAGCTTGCATTTTTGCGTCAAGATTTTCAAGGTCAGATTCGCGTCGTCCTTGAATCTTGTTCAATCGTGCTTGGTCGATTTCGTCCATTAAAGCGTCAACGGTCTTCAAATGATTCATGACCATTTGCGCATTCTCAAGGAATGTCGAAACATCCTTCAAAGATTCTTCACGATTTTTGATTCCTTCTTCTTTACGCTTTTCCGAAGCTGTTTTGTTGATTTCAAGAATCTTGTCCGCTTTCTTTTGTTCCAGTGCAATCAAAGCGTTGTCATGTTGTTCTTTTGTGATTCGTTCGTTTTCGTCCGTTGAATTCAATCGACGAAGCAATTCTTTTTTTGCGTCTTCGGTTGTCTGGTTCAATTCTTCAAGCGCCTTTTGTTCGTCGTCCAAAACAATATCGTTCAGGAATTTTTGTCGGTCACGTCGTTTTGTTTCATTGTCAGCGTCAATTTTCAATTGAGCGTCGGAATATCTTTTTCGAACTTCAGCTTTTTTAGTTGCTTCTTCAGCTTCAAGTTGTGCAACCAATTGCGCGCCTTCTTCACCAAGTTGTTTTGCTTGTGTTATTTTTTGAAAGTATTCGTCCTGAATGTCATCAAGTTCGTTTTGCATGGCGGATTGTTTCGAACGTCGGATTGCTTCGTCACGCGCTTCTTCTTCAGCAATCATTTCATTGTTGTGCTTTCTTAAATCTTCTTTCGATTTTTCGTCCGCTTGTGTTTGTGCTTGTTTAATTTTTTCATTTGACTTTTGTCGCGATTCAAATGCTTTCTTTGCATTGTCTTGCGCTTGTTTTTCGACTTCATGGTTGTGTTCGGCAACCATTACTTCAATCGCGTTCTTCGTTGCGACATTGTCTTTGTATGAATCAGCAATGATTTTCTTTGAAGCTTCAAGTCGTTTTTTCAAAGCTTTGTAACGGTCGGAATCCACGTCTTCATTTTCAAGCAACAATTCCATTTCCGCACGAATCGCTTGCATTTTGGATTTTTGAACCTCAAGGAAAACGCGACCGCTTGCTAAATGCGCTTTCGCCTTCAGTAATTCCATTTCATATGTGTCCTTTCCTGAAGCTTTCGCCATGTTGATTTCGTGCGTATATTTAGCGTCGGTGGCGTCTTGTTCTTTCTTGATTGCTTTTGCTCGTTTGTCAGCATTTTTGATGACAGCTTCGGTGTGGTCTTGTGCGTTCTTTTTCATCTTCGCCGTTTGAACATCGTCCACAGCACCGAAGTATTCAAGCGCTTTGACCACGCCGTAAATAACAAGAAGCAATGGCGCGAACGCAAGGACAACAAGTCCAATCGCAATCTTTGCACCCGGACCAAGCTTTTCAAATTCTTCACGCGCTATCAAAACATATTTGGAAATGGTATCGAAGTTAGCAATTAACAATCCAAGCGCAACAACGATTGCACCGATACCAGTTGAAATCAAAGCAAGTCGAAACAATTTCAACGCACCAGTCGAAGCGGATGTTGCGACGGTGCTTGCGACGGTTGCACCAGTTTGCGCACCAATTGCGGTTGTTTGTGCGCTGGTTGCAACGGTTCCTTGAACGAACGATGAATTCTTTAATTTTTCCCATGCCGTCCGAAGCTGGATTCCGAGAATTGAATCCGAATTTAATTTGTTTGCAATCGTCGTCACGGAATTGACAAGACCTTGAACCGCTTGAAGCTTGACCATTGTTTGTGTCAATTTCTCATTTTCAACACCAGTCAAAGCCATTGCCGATTGAACACCCATGAACGCCGACGCACCGACTTCGATTCCAGACATTGCCGTGTCAAGACCAACGAAGTCCGATGACAACGCGGTCGTTTGCGCTTTCAAGTCACCGATTTCATCCTTCAATCCTGAAGCGTTTTGCAAAGCTTGCGCACCAATCGGTGAACTTGCACCAGCTTGAATTGCGATGTTCTGGTATTCCTTCATTGTCTTGGTCATATCACGCATTGACAATCCACCAGCTTCAAGACGTGCGTCAAGTTCCGCAAGCCGTTGCGCCAGTGCGTCGGTTCCGCTTGTATCTTGTGCGATGTCTTGTGTGTGCTGTAAATCTTTGCCAAGTTGATTGACCGCCTTGTCCGCGTTTTGAAGGTCTTGAACCGAATTCCCGGTGTTGACCTTGACGGTGAAGACCGCTTCTTTATTTGCCATAAAGCTTTATTAAAAAGTCGTTTATATTATTGAATCATTGTTTACTTGTGTTATCACCGTCAACGGCGTTGAACGTTCAGTTTCGAATTCTCTTTCTTGTGGTGTTCCTTCACCTTGTATCAATCGCAACAATTCGACTTGTGTCGTTCGGTCTTTGGTTGAATCGTAATCGCTTATTTTTTGCAAACGATACACAACGCCATTGATGTTGATTAAGTTGCGGAAATCAAGCGTGTTGATTATTGCCGTGTCAATTTTGGCGTAGCAAGTCAAAAGCTTTCCGTAACGTGATACAAGTTCCTGAATAAAGGTGTTGTGATATTGCAACAAGTTGTTGTTCGTGTAGACGGTCGCTGAATAGTACACCGTTTGCGGAACACCGAAGTTCAAGTCCGATGTCGGCGCGTCAATGTCATCAAGGTGTCCGACGTAAGGATAAGTCGTCAAGTTGTTTTGGTGGTTGAATTCGTCGTGATATTTCCATGTAGCTGGACGCATTCGACCAACGTACACGATGAACGCCGTTCCTTTTTTCGGCACGACTTGACCATTTCCAGCGGAATCAAAATTCACTTGATAACAAGCTGGAATAATCAACGACGGATGTCCTTCGACCAAAGGTTTTTGACTGAAAGGCAAAGCCATGTTTGTGACTTGCGTCGCATATTGACTTTGTGACAAGATTTGAAATTCACCATAATTGTCAAGGAATTCATTTTGATATTTTCCATTCCAGTAGTCACCGTCTTGTTTGAAATTAAAATTGTATTCCTTCGACGCGTAGTTGATTGTCGGTTGAACATTCAGTTCTTTTGAGTAGTCAACCAATTGCGTCCAGTCAAGCGCGTCTTGTGACGATGTGTAAAATTCCGAAAGCGGTTCGATTTCAATAACACTTGGATTGTCCGTCGCTGGTTTTATCATTAAGTTGAACATCGTTATCAATCCTTTGAAAAAGACGTCACCAGTCATGTCAGGTAAAAATGAACCAATTGCCACCGTGCCACCGGGAACAAGTTCTTGAATCGTCTTCAGGAAATTCACTTTTGTTCCAGTCGAAGTCAGTTCAATTGTTCGTGTTAATAAATCAACGCCAACCGAAAGACCAGCTTCGACAACCAATGTAACGCCGAATCGAATTTGGTCATTGATTGTGCAATTTATTTGACGTGTGTAATTGAATGTAAATGTATTCGAATAATCACCTAACAATGAAACAATACTATCTTGATAAATTACGTCGCTTGCGATAACCGTTCCGTTCTTGATTACGAACAAATTCAATCGAACGTTGAACCAGTTCAATGTCGTATTGTCGAACTTGATGTCAAGCTGGTGATTTCCTTTGTATTCAACTGTGTACATTCCAGTCGTTCCAGCATTGATAAGGAACGGCGAATTTGTAACCGTTTGCGAAATCGGATCACTTGTCACCGTAACATCAACGACGTCCGAAAGATTCGCGTCTGGAAAACTAACCATTCCACTTAAACCTTGTTGATTCGTTGAACCATTCACAATGAATCCTGAAGCGTTGTTTATTTCATTTGAAAAAACGGAATCATTCGCTTGTTGCGCTGATGTGATTGTCGGAAAGTTTCCACCATAATACGCCATTAATAACTTCTTGAATCTTTGACTTTCAAAAAATTTCGATGACCATGTGATTCCGGCGTATTCGAATAACTTCTTCAGGATTGTGTAAACAAATACTTGTGGCGCGATTTCGTCACAATCGAACTTATCTGGTGCGGTGTGGTGTCGGTAGCCATAATCAATCAATCCATAATAGTAACCGACGCCATTCCAGTTTGTTCCAGTTTTTATTGATGTTGACACACCGTTGATTTGATTCAATCCTGACCAAGTTTCGAATTGATTCGCCTTGGTCAACGCGTGATTGAATTCGCTGAAATCAAGTTCGTTTATCTTGACCTTGTTCATTCTTGAAATATAGTCAATCGTGTCGGACACCAAGGTCAAATCGAATGACCACGTTCCGTCAATTAACTTGCATTCCTGAAGTTGTGCGATTCCATTGAATTCAAGAATACCATTGTTGTAATATCGTGCCGTTGCTTTAATACTTGGATCAAAGTCAAGAATCGCTGAATTCGTGTCGGTCGTGTCGTCGGTATATGTCAACAAAAATATCGAACGGAAAATTGCCGAATTCGAATTCGTTCCGGGAATCGTAATTGTCTTCGACTTGTTTCCTTTACGCGCCGACACATCGCGGATGTCAGCAATGTTGAACGTCAACGGAAACGGAAGCGTCTGGTCGATGTCAATTAATCGGTCGTTTATGTAAAGTTCGCCAGCCATTAAGTAAGTTGTGAATTGTATGTGTATGTTCTCTGAAGGTTCACCGTTTCACGAATCAATCCGTCAACGCGTCGTTGCTTCAAGTTGAAATCTTCATTCGTAACCTTCACTGGTTCGAACGCACCGGGTGTCACTTCAAGATAAACTTTCGGTGATTCGTAAAGTTCACGCACCAACCATTGTTGAACGCTTTCATGAATCCAGTCGGAATTCAAAACGGTCGTGTCGGTTGCGTATTTGTTGAACGCCATTTGTTCGCCGTGGTATCGTGTATATTCCCAAGCTGTTCCAGTGTTTGTCCATTGACCGCGTTCCCTTTGATATTCCGATGTTTTCACCTTGGTCGAATTCGTTGACACAAGCGTGAAGGTAAATGAATCCCAACCACCAAGCTTGTTCAACCAGTGAAGTCGTTGTGTGTCGTATCGATGACATTCGGTGTCAATCCAAAACATAAACGTTTCGCTGAATCCTGAATTCGTTCCAGAATCAAGACCTTGAACGCTAACGGTGAAATAAGCGCACGATTGAAAGTTAAGCAATGTGACCGATGTATTCGCAATCAAGTTTTGTGGTGAACAATCAATCACGTTCAAGTCACCAACACCAATCGTGCTTGTGTAGCTGGTGATTAATGTTCCAGTAATGTCGAAAAGATTCAGGTAAAAGTCAACGTTCGGTTTGCTTCGATTGATGAACGTGACGAAGGCGCTTTCGTAAAGTCCGACGAAATACTTTCGTTTTCTTGGAAAGTCAGTCAAAAATTTTATATTCCATGAATTCGGATTGATTCTTGAAACCATGTAGTCAAGGTAGTCATAATCAATAAAGTCAGGGTGACGAAGCGAAGCGTTCCATGCGCGATTGATTGATCCAGTCACAAACGTTCCTGACAACACTGGTGGCGTTCCGTACTTTTCGTAAACACGAATGTTTACCACATCGACCGCTTTATCGTAGAAAGTAAGCAACGCGCCAGTTGTCACCATTTCGCTTGTCAACAAACATCGAAGGTCACCGCTTGCGTCGAACCTTGCGTAATTAGCTGATTCGTTGAACACTTGATGTGTCGATACAAGTGAACCACCGACGTAAAGTTCAACAATGAAACTGAAGTTCGGTTGTGCCGTTTGGTCGCTTTCAAAAACCCACACATACGGATTGCAAGCTGGTTGAAATCGTTGTGGTTGTTGTGTAATTGTTATTGCCATTTTTGAGTTGTCTTTTCGAATTTAATTTCAAACGTCAATCCAGTGATTTCGGTTAAGTCCTTTGCAATCATTTCAAGCACCTTGTCATTGATGACATTGTCGGTGATAAGCTTTGGTTTCAAACCACGTTGCTTGATGTTCGAAGCAATCGCAAAAGCGTGTGACATTTCAAGTCCTTTCCATTCTTGGATTGCCTTCGCCATGTTGTAAGACACACCCGGATAACGAAACGAAAAAGCGCTTGCGTGATTGACAGCGATTCCGTTCACACCTTGGTCAACGAACTTGTAGTAATCGTCCGCCTGAATTTCAAATGACAAGGCACCAGTCGGAAAGTACACCACCGATTGCGCAAGCGCACCAGTGTTCATTGCATTCTTTTGAATGTATTCACGAAGGTCAGCGGTTACTTTGTTACCAACGTTTAGAATGAATTTTTCATAGACGTTTTTCGGTTGTTCAGCTTCGGCAACCGACACCCCGAATTCTTCAAGGAAATCAAAGTCAGCCATGTCAACGTTGTTTGTTTAATATGTATTCTTGTTCGTCTTTCAGCTTCAAGTAATTCATCCAGAACAATGTCTTCACATACGGTTGTTTAGTGATTGCGTCAATGCTTGTTCCAAGTTCTTGTCCAAGTCGCTGAAGTATTCTTGTCCATGTGAACCATTCGTTGTCTTCAAGTTCGCCATTGCGTTCCGTTGATTCATCATTGTCCGAATCGTCTGGATTGCTAACATAGCGTCGTTCCGCTTCAATGATTCGCGCAAAAAAAAACCGAAGAAGTTCATGAATTCTTCGCCGTCGAATTGTTCCTTGAAAGCTTTGTATCGTTTCTCGTTCGGATTCAACACACGACCACGGTCATCTTCTTGACAGTATTCCATTCCTTCTTCGACATAGCAAATAGCAAGCGCTTGAACTGGATCACTTGCGACGTCTTCGATTAGTTTCAAGTCAATGATTTGCCCGGTTGAAATCAAACGGAAATCTTTTTCAAAGATGTAACGCTGACCGTTGACCGTCACTTCACCAAGCGGTTCGGCGTAATTGTAATTCGCAATCATTCGCGTCAAGTGACCAGACAACCGCTGAACGTCTTCGATTGCAAGTTGCTTGACCTTGTTGACCTTCATTCCTGAAAAGATTGCGATAAGCTGACATTGAAAGTCAAGCATTTGAAACAATTCATCGTTTTGCTTTTCCTTGATGACTTCAGCCAACATCAACCATTTGACAAGCTGGTCAGGTTTGCATTCGTGAATCGAAGCTGGTAGTTTTATTTTCATATTCTCAAAGTGTTGTATTTCCCTTTCGACTTGTTGTTCTTCATGGAATTCCACGCAAGCGCCAACGACATCACGCCGTCGTCGTGTAGTCCAGTCGGTGCGCTATATTGAACGTTCCTTGTTTTCGGATTGTAAATATAAGTAAATGATTCCAATTCGTCAAGCAACCATTTCACATCGTTGACACGAATCGATTGTTGTTCGAACGAAAGCGCAAGGTCTTCAATCAATATCGGTTTCGACTTCGATGTGGTCACGAATGGAACGACCTTGTTCCGCAATGTATTTTGAAGCATTTCGAAGAACACGTCACCTTGGTTGTTAACTTCGACCGTAGTGATTGCGTTGAACTGACGAATCAAGTTCGCCACCTTGTCAATGATTCGCGACCAGTCATCATGACGCCAGCGTTCAACATGAACCATGTGACCGTGTTCGTTCAGGATTGTCAGCACCGTGTAATCGTCAGCGCGTCCGATGTCAAGACCGCCATACATTCGCGATGTGCGTTCACCTTGACCGATACACGACGACACACCCTTGAATAAGCCACCAGCGTTGTCCATGAATTCGGCAAGGTATTCTTGACGGAACACATGGTCAGGCAATGACCGCTTGCGTTCTTCAAGTTCCTTCGGATCAATCATCGGATTGTCGAACGAAGTGAAATGGAAATAACGATAACGGTCGTCGTAGTTTTGCTGAAGACACACCCGGTGAAAATGATTCTTTCCTTTCGGCGTTGAAATGAAGATGACCTTCTTTCCTTTGACCAAGACCGTAGCCGACAATACTTCGTCCCAAAGTTCAGGACGTGTGAACGCGAATTCATCGACCACCATGTAGTCGAATGTGTTTCCACGAATGTTGTCTGGTCGTTCA